AATAGAGCAACTCGGGTTCCTAGCTCACGAAGCAGCCAAGACTGGAAACTTCGCTCCACCATTACAACTGGACGACTTCCTCAAAAAACTTGTCACTCTGGATGTGTTGGAGAATGAAGCAGCAAACCCCACCGAAGGGGATCAGTAGCAAGAACGCTCGCCGAGTTACTTGTCGAGACTGGCTACTGGCCCCCAGACATAGACTTCACTTTGCAGGATCTCATGACTTGCGTAGATGTAATTAACACTCAGAGAAAGAGCAAATAATGACAGCAACAGCAGACCTCGAAGTTGTTGGACTGAAAGAAGCGCTCAAAACTCTTAACAAACTCAATCCGACCGTCAGGCGGACAATTACTAAAGACTTCAAAAAAATTACGCAACCAGTAGTCACCGAGGCGCAAAGCAAAATCCCACAGATGCCGTTGTCTGGTTTTAAGTACAACTGGACAACGAAAAGCGGAGCAAAACTGCTCCCATGGGATAACAGCGCGTCAAGCAAACAGATCAAATCTGGAGTCTCAGCCAAAAAGCCCAGACAGTTTCAAGGAAGAATGTCGAACGCGTCTGTCTTCTACATTCGGTGGAATGGAGCCATGAACACTATTTATGACTTGGCTAGCAAAGGGAACCTGGGTAGAAGTTTGAAAAAGTTTGGGGAACCTTCACGAGTCTTGTGGCCTGCCTACGAAAGAAACAAAGCAGAAGTCGAAGCGCAGACCCTAGAACTAGCCTTTATTGCTATGCGCGAAGTTGACAGAATGATGAAGAAATAACATGGCAGTAACCATCCCCATCGTCACCGAGTTCGTCGGCGCTGGCGTAGATAAAGCGATCAAAGAGTTCAAGCAACTTGAGACCGTCGGCGAGAAAGCCCAGTTTGCAATCAAGAAAGCAGCCGTCCCAGCAGCAGCAGCTCTAGTAGCTGTCGGCGCTGCAGCCTTCGACGCTGTCAAAGGCGCAATGGAAGACGCAGCAGCTCAAGAACAACTCGCTCGCAACATCCGAGGCGTCACCAATGCCTCAGACTCGGCAATCAAAAAAAATGAGGACTTCATTTCCTCGCTGTCAATGGCGACCGCTACCGCCGACGACGAACTACGCCCAGCATTAGCAAAACTTGTCACCGGCACAGAAAACCTTGAAGAAGCCCAGGCAGGGCTCCGACTTGCTCAAGACATCGCTGCAGGCACAGGCAAAGACCTCGCCACAGTTTCCGACGCGCTCGCCAAGGCTTACGCAGGCAACGACAAAGGACTCAAAGCCTTAGATCCGCGCATGAAGACACTCCTCAAAGACGGGCTAGATGTCGAGGGCGCGATGAGCGTACTTGCAGACACTTTCGGAGGTGACGCTGCTGCAGCTGCAGACACCGCGGAAGGACGTTTCAAAAGACTGTCTATCGGCCTTGCAGAAACCAAAGAGTCAATCGGTGCAGCATTACTCCCAGCGATCCAAGCCGTACTCCCATTCATCGAGCGTCTAGGAACCTGGGCGCAAGAAAACACCACGACATTCCTTGTCGTCGGCGGAGCCATCGCAGGCATCGCCACAGCCATCCTTGCGGTGAACTTTGCGATGAAAGCCTGGACAGCAGCCACTACCGCTTTCACAGCCGTCCAAGCAGCTTTCAACGCTGTCATGGCACTTAACCCGATCTTCTTGCTAGTAGTTGCGATCGTCGCTGTCGGCGCGGCACTTGTCATTCTTCAGGCTAAGTTCAACATTTTTGGTGAAGCATTTAAGGCGATCGGCAGCATCGCGAGCACAGTATTCGACGGCATTAAAGCAGGCTTCGCTGGCGTTGTGACAGCTGTAAGCGGATACGTCAACGGTCTAGTCGCTGTCTATAAAGGCTTATTCAACGGCATCGCAACAGTCTGGAATAACACCGTCGGAAAACTCTCGTTCAGGATCCCCGACTGGGTTCCTAAGTTCGGCGGAGCAGGCTTCGACGTTCCCGATATTCCGATGCTCGCAAACGGAGGGATCGTTTCCTCTCCGACTCTTGCCATGATCGGCGAGCGAGGCCCAGAAGCCGTTGTCCCACTCACAGGAAGCAACAGCCCAGGTCTCGGCAACAGCGTCACCATCAACGTCAACGGCGGAGACCCAAACGCAGTAGTCGCAGCTCTCCGTAGCTACATGAGGCAAAACGGCGCGATCCCGATCCGAACCACTAACCCATAATGCCTCTACAGACCTACACCGTTTCCTACTCGCTGGCATCCACCCCAGGCGTCATCGTTGATCTCTCGAATGTCGTGTCGTTCAATATGAAGCAGGGGCGCGAGAAACAGTTGGACGAATACTCGGCAGACACCGCTCAAGTCGTCATCCGTTATCCAAACGGCTACGCCTCGCCGATCACCGCGCTAGTCCCAGGCAACATCATCCGCGTTAAACACGACGGGTCGGGCGAATACATTTATGCTGGATACATCTCAGGCGTGAGCGTGAACTACGGCATCCCATATTCGGGGGGCGTCGGAAATGCGGACTTCATCAACATCTCATGCGAGTCTTACTTTGCGCGTTTCGGCAGGCTCGAAGGAAACGGGCAAGCGATCAACGGTGGATTATTTGCGGTTGTGGCGTCGGCGATCGAGTTCTACAGCGGTCTCACCATTAACCCACAAGCCAACGCGCTCACACAAAGAGTGTCGGACACGACTGTGAGCAACACTTACGGCGAATGGCTATCGCAGTACATCCGAACGATTAACGGGCGCATGACACAAGCACTAGCTGTGATCGTTCAAGGCCCAGGTGATATCACGGCATCGGTCGCCTCATTCTCCGATACAGCAAACAACGCCACGAACCAGGTCTACGACAACATTGAGTTCTCGGCGTTCGGCGACAACTACTACACGCAGGTCACGGTGACGCCGACGGTTCCAGCTGCACAAACAGTCACTAGCGGTGCTGGGCCTTACCGGTCGCTTAAGTTCAACACTTTTTCCAGCAGCACAACCACGGCGCTCAATCTGGCGAACTTCATGCTCTCCCAGTACTCGACTACCGATGTGCAGATCTCCAGCATTTCGTGTCTTTCCGAGGCCCAGACAAGTTTCAAACTCAACAACCTTGGCGTACCAGGCGCGTTGCTTATCGGGACGCAAGTGCCGATCAAGTTCCGTGGCACGACGTACTATGGGATCATTGAGGGTTACACAATGACGGCAACGCCCGAGTCGTCACGGTGGACTTATTACATTTCGGGCGCGTCGCTTAACTCGACACTCATTTTGGACGACACCGTTTTTGGCAAACTAGGAACAGGAAAACTCGGGTACTAATTATGGCTATAAAAACTTTTACAACTGGCGAAGTGTTGACCGCTTCGGATACAAACACGTTTTTAGCAAACAGCGGGCTCGTGTACATTGCGAGCAAAACGTGGACGAGCGTTAGCGCAGACCAACAACTTGACAACTGCTTTAGTAGCACTTACGACAATTACCGCATAGTTTTTAACGGTACGGGTAACCAATCAACTCCGACCGTGGTTTTTTTACGTTATGTAGACGGCACGACGCCCGATGCAGTTGCCACTTACGCCTATACCGAAAGCATCGTTGTCGGTGGCCCATCTACTTCGCTTTATTTTTCTGGCGCTTCTGCCACCAGCACTGGCGTCGGTTTTGTCGGAGACACGCAGTCGTCGTTTTCATGCGACATTTACTCGCCAAACCTTGCTGCAAATACAACCAGCACAAGCCATTGCAATGTTTTTGGAACTGTAAATTACCGAAACGGTCAAATAACTGGCACTAAATTAACGACGACACAATATGAAGGCATATTTTTAGGACGTGGTGCTGGTAGTTGGGCTGGAACTTTGACCGTATTTGGATATCGAAAGGCATGAAAATGAACGAATTACAAAACAAGGTGCAGGTATTAAATGTGGCCACGGGCGAAGAAACAGAGCGCGACATGACAGAAACTGAAATTGCAGCACAAGATGGGATAAGGCCAGATGTTGTGGCGTCTTAGTTTTGTGGCGCTTTTGTTTGCGTCAATCCTCGTAGCGTGCGGAGACCGCGTACGCCTTAACTGTGAACCGCGCACAAAAAACAAAGCACTCAGCGCAACCATCACAGAAACAACACAAACAACAGAGACCCCACAATACGGGACAGGTGGCAAATGCTAAAGAAACCCGAAAACAGACTCACTAACGAAGAGATCAAAGCGCGGATCGTCATGATCGTCGCGTGTGGGTTGACACTTTCTTTTGTCGGCTCCGTGTTCACAATTTTGTACGGACTGCTATTTGTTTCACAGCCCGCGACAATGGCGGAACTTGACGCCCAGCAGATCAACATCCTTTCCTCGATGCTTCTCACACTCTCAGGCGGTCTCATCGGACTACTCGCTGGAAACGGCCTCAAAGACAAGCCGAAAGATAAACCAAATGACAACGCCTAAAGCAGCTCCGAAATCTAACGCCATGCCGTACACCGGCAACAAAGACGCCAGCGCAACAGGCAAAGCCACCCCAGGCGCAATCAAGTTTCTTGAAATCCTCGGCAACAAATGGGGCTTCACGAACCTCGGGATCTACGCCTACCGACCCATGCGCGGATCAACCACGCTCTCAGTACACGGCACAGGACGCGCTTTTGACGCTGGCTACAAACAAAAAAACCAGCAACTAGTCACCGAAATCTGTGACTGGCTCGCCGACAACCACGTCGCCCTCGGCATCGAAGAGATCCACCAATACGTCTGGGGAACACACGGACGCGGTTTCCGCTGCAACCGTGACGGCAAGCCAGGCTGGAAAGAATGGGACGCCGAAAACAACGGAGGCCCAGGCGGATATTGGATACATATTGAGGTCTCGCCGACGTTCGCCCAAAACAAGCAGCTCATCATCGCAGCCTGGAAAAAGACGATCCCCACATTCGTCACACCGATCGTGTAACTTCTCTAGCGTCACCTTCTATCCCTACTACGGAGGCACTAATGGCAGGCAAAATTATCCGACCCGACGACT